TGGTGTGCATCCTTACAGTACAATATATGATAATGATCAACCTTTTTCAGCAACTTTTAATTACAAAGAACATCCTTCTTATTTTACCAGAGCAGATATAAGAGTAGAAGATATTGAAACAGCAATACCTCCAAAAGTTACTACTGTAGCAGAAGACAAAGATGATTCTTATTACAATAGACAAACATGGTCTACACCAGATGTTATGGAAGGTAGTTCTACCAGTTACCCTTTTAACAAAGTTTTAGCTTCTGAATCAGGTCATACTATTGAAATAGACGATACACCTACTAATGAAAGACTTGCTCAGTTTCATACTTCAGGTACTAATTACGAAATAAATGCTAGCGGTAATAAAACAGAAACTATCGTAGGAGATAATTATCAACTTATACTTAAAGGTAACAATTTATATGTAAAAGGTAATATGAACATTACTGTAGATCAAGATGTAAGAATGTTAGTAAAAGGAAATTATCATTTAGAAGTCGAGGGTGATTACACTCAAAATATTAAAGGTTCAAAACATACTAAAATTAAAAATTCTGAATTTAAAGAAACAGGAAATGATTTTGTAAGTAACGTTACTGATGATTACACTCAACGTATAGGTGGTATGGAATTAAGAATTGTAGATTCAGATATGAGAACTACTATTACCGGTAATGAAGAAAGAACAATTAAAAAAGATTATGGAAGAGTTGTTATTGGTAACACAGATCTAATTACAATTGGAAATGAAAACAAAGCAGTTACTGGTACATTAGATATTAAATCGACTAAAGATCTAACTATTGAAACAGAATCTAATATGATAACAGATGTAGATAAAAATAAAACAGTTTCTGTAGGTACTAGTGGTTCTGGAAATGTAACAGAGAATGTTAATGGTAATCAAACTACAACAATTGTAGGTAATTTAGATGTAGATGCAGCGAGGATAGATTTAAATTAATGCCAGCAGTAACTAGAGTAGGTTTAGATAGTCATGTAGGTCATGCTTCACCTACACCAAATCCATTTCATCAGACAGCATATGCAGTTGGTTCTCCAAACGTATTTACTAATAATGCCAAGACTGTTAGAGTAGGAGATACAACTAGTTGTGGTGATCCTGCAACAGGGGGTAGTAGTACTGTTTATGTTAATAATATAAGCGTACATAGATTAGGTGACAGTACTGGTGGTCACGGTTCTTGGGTTCCAAATGCTTCGGCTTCTGGTTCTCCTAATGTGTTTGCTGGAGGTTAATTATGGCATGTACAATTAAAACACCAACCGTAGCAGAACAAAGAAATTTGTTTAAACAAATTAAAAATGATTCTCGTTTTAAAAAAGCTGAAGCAAAATTAAACGATATTCTTAGTAACGGTATTGGTGTCGATAAACTTATGGCAGAACAAAAAGCAAACGGTAAAAAGAATTTTATTACTAGAACAATAGTTGGATCAGGTGATAATGTTTTGCTACCTTTAGATTATGTTGAAGTAAAAGAAGTAAAAGTTATGTCACCAGGTTCTAATGTTTATAGTAGTAAAAATAAAGGAATTAATGATGGCTGGATTATTGGAGAAGATGAAGCTTCAAACCCTGTTGTATATGTCAAAAAAGCTGGTAAAAACTTTAGTTATAAAAAAATTAAAGTAACATACACTAAAGAAGATGATGCTGAAAGAAAAGATTTAAGAACATCAACAGCAGATTTAAAAAAAGCTGCTGCAGCTTTTAAAGGAATTCAAAGTGGAGATACATTAGCAGCGCAAAAATTATTGGATGAAAAAATAGCAGAATTTAAAGATAATTTTGAAGGTGTGTTTGATGGTACAACCTCTATTATAGATAAAATTAGAAAAGATTCTAATATACCACCTAAAGTAACAGATGCTGTAATTATTGTAGATAAAATAAAATATGAACCAATAAATGATAAAACAAATGCAGTGTCAAATATAATAACTCTCGACAAACCAACAAGTATTAAAAAAGTTTCTGCTAGAAAAGCAGGTACTGATTTCTTTTTTAATGTTGTACAATATAAATTTTTAAAAGATTCGGGTACAATAATTTGTGATAATTTATATGCTCAATATAAAGTTGAATATAAAGGAGAAGGAAGTGAGACTTCTCAAGCAGCTTTAGAAGGAGCTAGCACTAACAAATTTCCTTCAACTCAAAATGTTTTAGATGATGTTAATTCAGCTTTTGCAAGTGTAGGAGGTATAGTAGGAAACGTAGCTAAAGAAATTAATACTGCAGCATCACAATTTGGTAAAGATATTAACTCTTTATTAGGTGCTGCTCAATCTGGTGATTTGTTAAACACTGCATTAGCTAATGCAAATAATGAACCTGCGGTTTATACTGTAGAAACCACTGTAAGGGATGATACGGGTACAAACGCTATAGCTTTACCTGATCTAGCTGGCGGCGCTAACGGTGTAGTAGAAGTTTTGACTAAAAAAGAAGGAAATAATGTCTTTTCAAAAATGAATAAGAGTGATAACTTTGGATGGAGAGTTGAAGGAACAGATTTATATTTGTATGAAATAAGAGCAGCAGTAAAAGTAAAATATAAAAAAGAAATTGATCCACCTGTCACAACCGGTGTACCTCCTATTGATCTGACAGAAGACACTCCGTTAGATCCTTGTAAGCTACCTGCTATAGGTGTAAAAATTATTAAAGAAGAATTTAAAAATCCTACAACAGGTAAAATAGAAGAAAAAGTTATTAAAAATAAAGAAAACAAACCTCAACCTAAAAAAGAACCGGTAATTAGAGCTGAACCAGAAAATAACGTAGCTGAAAGTCCTACAATTGCTAACGCTCAAGCAACTGCTTCATCATCTGGTTTTGTAAAAGAACCAACAGAAACAGTTTTAACAGAATTTGATTCATTTAGAGATGCTTGGAAAAATAGATTAAACACGTTTTTGGATATAAAAGATGAAGAGTGGTTACCTAGTTGGAGAGAATTTAAAGCAGGACCTCAATATCCTTTGTCTACTCGTTTTCCTAAAGAACCACGAAGCAGGAGAGGTGTAAGACAAAGTATAATATACTACGAAGAAGGCTTTGGTTCACTAGAAGAAAGAGCAGCTATTGAAGAAATGATATACCAAATAGGTATTAAAAGAGCTTATAGCCGTTTTGGTTCAGATATGAAAACTTTAATAAGGGATTATGCTATTCCTTATGCCAGAGATCAATACTTAGGGGTTAGATCACCTGCAGCAGAATCTAGATATAAAGCTCAATTGTTTGTTCTCGAAGATACTAACTACAAAGTTCCTGTAAGAGTGTCAGGAAGTTTACCAGTAACAGACCGATATGATTTGCTACCTGATGGTGTGGGTATATGGAATAAAAAAGGTTTTAAAGATTCTACTCAATTTGCAAACAACACTGTTGATTTTTTAATAGAAAACATGAAAGTGTATGATAAAAAAATACTTTATAAAGACGGTGTTGTTGATAAACTAATATTTGGTGGACAAATTACTTAATAAATAATAAAAGGAGTTAGATTATGATTGCAACTATTTTATCAACAGCGCTAGGTTTTGGTACATCATTTGTCCCAAAACTACTCGATTTTGCACAAGATGCTAAAGACAAGAAACATGAACTAGCGGTCATGAGCCTTCAGATTGAAAGAGAAGAAAAATTACAATCTCAAAAAGCAGAAGCTATGTTACTTCAATCAGAAATTCAAAGAGAAACCGCTTTATTAGATCATGATGCTAAATCAGCTGAGCATGCATCAACATGGGTTAATAACATGCGTTCTTCAGTTAGACCTGTTATAACTTATCTCTTTTTTCTTTTATTTTTCTTTGTAGAAGGAGTAGCTGTTTATGTAGTCCTTCGAGACGGTGGTGATGTTGCAACAGTAGCAAGTACTTTATGGTCCGAAGAAACCCAATCAATTTTTGCTGCAATTATTGCTTTTTGGTTTGGTTCAAGAGCAATTAAAAAATAAATAATATAAAGGTTTAATTAAATGGCAATAGTTACTATAAGTAAGACTTATCCAGGTGATAGTGAAGCAACTACTATCTATTACAACACTTCTATAAATGTTAGTGGAGGATGTAAGTATTTTAAATGTGATGCAGAAGGAAATATTTTAGACAATGCTACAACTTACAACATGAGATCTAATTTTACTCCTAAAGGAAAAGCATTTCCTTTTACTAATGAATCTGAAGTTGAATCTTGGGTTAATAAACAAGAGGGAATTGAATAATGGCACTTATTTTTAACACGTTTAGAACCGGCTCACAAGCCGTTGTAGAGGATCCAAGACCCGGACAAGATTATATTTATTTAGATGGCTTTGCATACGATCATTTAACACTCTCTCCCATTTTTGGTAAAACTTTATTAAACACTACATCCTCAGTTAGAGCAGACTCTGTTACTGGATATAACACTACTACAGAAGGTTATGTTTATGATGAGCATATTGGTAGATACACTATGGATGGGATGGCACTATCTAAAGGTGTTGCTCAACCTCACCATGTACATCAATCATATGGCACTTACCAAGCTTTAAATAGTGAATGGAATACCGGTTTTAGTGAAACACCGGTTCATAGACATATGGACCCTATGTATAAGAACCAAGCTGTAAGAGGACCTGCTATTTACTATGAATCAAATAATGAACATATTGTTTCCTCTTCTGGTGGTTTTAACAGATACTATAATGTAAGATATTGGGCTGGCGGAGCTAGTAACAATATGCATGACAACCCTGTTGTTGCTGGTGCATCAAATTCAACATCTAATGCTGCACAAACTGGTGATGGTAGTTTTAGAACACCTTTTGCTTATACTACTAATTTTAGTAATGAATATCAACCTTTAGATCATGGATATTGGACTGTTGGAGGCACTGGTTACTATATAGGTGGTGGCAACAGATCGACTGCTCCTTCATCAAACGCAGCAAGAAGACCAGACGATACATGGGGTTATGAACCTATTTGGGTTGCTTCAGGTAATGACCCTTCTACTGCAGCTTTGTCAACTAATTTGACAGATCCTCAAGCTAGTTATAGATGGCAACACATTACATCTGACGCATGCGGTACAGGTAATAACTCTAACTTTTATATTTTTCTAAGAGGAAAAGCGCAAAATCATAAAGATCATATAATTAAAACATATGACCCTACTTCAAATTCTGTAACAACTATTGCATCTTTTAATACTCTTTCTGTAGAAAGGACAGATGATAGTGAATATCAACAAGGTGGTTATTCTGGAACCATGGAAATAAATCTTCCAGCTTCAAACTGGTTTAGAGATGATTCTAAAGCGGGAACAGGAGATTCAGAAGATGTTTGTTGGTATGTTCCTAACTTTGATGAAAACCATAATTTCTTCCCGTGGTTGTTTAAATGGGATATTAGCTCAGATACATTTACTAGAGATAGTGATGTAAGAATTGTACATAATAATAATGGTTATCATAAATCAGATACTTCAGGTTTGTTTAAATCTATTTACCAGGCATATACACACAACGGTGAATATTTTAACAACGCTTATTTTACACCATGTAAAGTTATTAAAAATTCTGGTAACAGATACCTTACTGTGTATAATGTTAGTGGTAAAAAAGGCGCAACAGACTATGATGCTGATTCTCTAGCACAAGCATATAAAAATATAGTTTCATATCAAATTTCAAGCGCAGATCCTAATACATTAACTTACCATAGTCATCTACAATTGCCTCAATGCCCTATTAACAATTTATATTTAGATGATTATAGAAAACTATGGGCAGTTATTTGTCACTCAAATACATATATTTTAAAATGGGATAATACTAACGGTTGGGTAAATATACACACAATTGCTGGTCAGGTTTGGTCTATAGGTAGAGATAAAAGAGACAGAATTTGGTACATTGTAGGTGATGGTAACGGTTACAGTAATGTAAATATGTTACAAGAAACTATACCTGTTAATATTACTTTAACTTCAGCAGCAAATACTTATAATTATACCGGTTCAGATATTAACACAACCGTGACAGTATCTGCTACTAATTTTTACGGTAACAGAATTGCAGCAGATGTGTTATTAACAATAACCGGAAATTCTATGAATTTTGCTGGTAATACTACCACTACAGTTACTACTACAGCATCAGGTGCACAAGCTACAGCGGCTCTTACTATTACAGGTTCAGGATTTGCTTCAATTAAAGCATCTGTAGCTATTTAAGGAGAGTCGTATGACATCCCTTGATTTTGTTTTAACGGGTAGTAAAGATAGCGAATCTACGTATTCTTTAATGTCTAGTTTAGACATGTATATTAATAGTAAAGAAAAAGGTTTTTTTTACGCAGATGCTTATAGTTTACAACTATCTAACTTTAACTTAGCAGCTGATGGTACTAGTTTAAATGGTGGTTTTTATAAAACAGGCCCTGATTCTGAAATAGATTTTTACACAGGTAGGAATTCTAATTCATCTGGAATGACTGTTTACACTATCACTAGTACAGGTAATGAAACAGACGGTTTAGTAATAACATCTTCTGCGGGTTCATATCCCAATGGCTCTAACTATTACAATATGGAATATTTATTTAATGGTGTTGAAACCGGTGGGGTTAACACATACTGGTTAACTAGTAGTTCCGGGAATCAAACTTTAACTTTTGATTTTTCTAGCACTTCAATAAATGCTGTAAAGAAAATAAGAGTAGTACCATGGACAAGATCTGATGCTCGTTCTAATTACTGGTTAGAAAAATCAGCTGATAACACTACATGGGTCTCACTTAATGATAGTGATGGTACCGCTATAGGTACTTCAGGGTCTCCTATTGACACATCCTCTTATGTAGCTGGGGATAAAGTAATTCATTTTGTAGAGGGTACTGGAGGTGTATTATTATCTAATTACCCTTACATAAGATTTAATCTAACACAAGAAGGTAGCTATGGTGTAACTTTACATTAAATTGAAATGTTATCTGCTGAGGGTTCTGTTTTAGGGGTAACAAACACAGAAATAGTTACTTATAAAAATGTATATGATAGTGATTATGCGACAGGTATAAATGTAGAAGAAAACATGTTTATTACTGCTTCTGATGAATCTATTAGATATGAAGAAAATTTAATAACACCACCTGGCTCAGGAGGAGCTGCTAATCCAGAAAGTTGGAGTTAATGAAAGTAAGCGAAAAGTGCATTAAAATGATAAAACACCATGAAGGTTTTGTCAGAAAACCTTATCAAGACCCTATCGGTTTATGGACTGTTGGGGTGGGACATTTAATTGGTGATGGTAAATCTCTTTCAAAAGAATGGAAAGGAAAAGTGCTCACTGATGAAGAAGTCGATGAATTATTATTTGAAGATCTTGAGCGTTTTGAAGATGGTATTGAGAGACTCACGAAAGTCAATCTTTCGCAAGGTCAATTTGATGCTTTGGTGTCTTTTTCATTTAACGTGGGTCTTGGAAACTATCAATCGTCTACACTTAGAGCAAAACTTAACAGAAGAGACTATGAAGGCGCCGCAAATGAATTCTGGAAATGGAGAAAAGCTGGAGGAAAAATCCTCAAAGGTTTAGTTAAAAGAAGAGCCGACGAAAAAATTCTATTTTTATCTTAATATAAACTAAAATAATACCAAGCAACACCGTCATAAAATACAGGGTAAGGTGTTGTACCTCCAATAAAACCTGGATCCCAACTAACACCATCTGCCATGGCAAATGTACCTGGTCTTAACCCCATTCTACCTAAAGTATCTGAATCAGGTTCACTGACTAATGCAGGTAATGTAAACACATCAGAAAATTTTCTAGCAGTCATAATTTTAAATGTAGTATCAGATACAGGATCGTTATAGAATGTTTTATGTGTAATTTGGTTATGTAAAATTCTTTCGCCAACAGTATTATCAATAGTTAAATCGCTATCTTGTTCCCATGCAACCGTGTCAGGGTTATATTGATAAACAACTCCACCAACACTTGAAAGTGCACCGTCTTGTACACTATGTAAATAAGATCCTGCATCAGGTGCAAAGAATATATCAGACCAGTATGAACCGTTTTGACTATGAGCACCATAACCATATCTAACAGGACCTCTAAATTTAATAGTATCAGAATCTGAAGCTAAGTCCCAAACAATTTCAGTGTCTGAATCTAACGTGTATGTAGAATCATTCATTTGAGAACAATAAGCTGTAATATTATCTCCTTTTCTTCTTATCCATACTTTTGTACCATATGGAGAAGTGTTCCAAGGAGCTGTAGAAACTGGAGCTGTAGAGGTACCGTTAACTAATAATCGTACATCGTCTTGATTATAATTATAAACTAATGCCCAAGTGACAGGTCCTAAAGACCCATAGTTTTGAGTTAACATAGGAAAACCACCATGGTTTCTAATAAAAGAAAGAGTATGTTCTCTATAACCCGGTTGACCAAATTGACCTTCTGTAACAAAAGCGACAATGGAAGAAATTACATCATCATCATTAGTATCCGGGTTGCTAGGCGTCACGTATGGTGCATTAAGAGTTGAATTAAAAGTAAAATCATCATAAGTATCTGAAGATATAAAACCACAGTAAGTAGTTGTGTTAGCGGTAGTGTATATGATATCATTAACTGCATCAAACGCCCAACTATTCTGTTCAGTTGAGTTTGCAGGGTAATTAAAAGTACCTGGAGTTCCGCCACCATTATATCGGTGAGAAATTCTATACCATGTATCAAATACTTCTTGTTTAGTTACAACATCACCTAAAGCTCTAGATAATTCTTGTTGCGAGTCTACTACTTTATCACTTGTATATACGAGCTTTCTTGTAAAAAGATTATTAGAATCAGAATCAGTTGATTCCGGGTTAATAACATATGTATCACCTCGTTGTCCTATAAACCAAGAGTACTCAGACTTAACTGGTGTATCTTTAATTACACTATCTACACCATCAGAATCTATTGTATACAGACCTCTATTTTCTATTAATAAATCATAAAATTTATCAGAATCAATAGCTATTAATTTTTTATTTTTGTAGATAATACCATCTGAATCATTAAAAAATAAATTGTTATTAGTAATTAATCTATCTATTTCTGTTTGTTCTGAATCATTAGATATATGTACTATACCCTTTGCTTCTAAATCTTTTACTCTAAGAGAAGCAAACTTAGAATCTACATTTGCTTGTAGTCTAGTTATAACAAATTTAAAATCAGAGTCGTTGTCTGAATCTTTAGCCCAATAAGCTCTTACTGTGGTGTAATATAATATACCTTCTGAATCATTAATTAAAACAATTCTATTTCTAACAGCGTTATCTATTTTTGTATTGTCTGATCTTAATGTAGTAAAATTAGCAGTAGACCATTTTGTATTTGAATCTCCTATAGATCCGGTAGAAACTGATGATTGTGGTGGGTTAGAACTAATTAAAGAATCACTATCAAATACGATTTTAAATTTAAATATAACACCTGCAGCTTGTTCAGCTGATGAGAAAACAAATGATCCAACCTGTGGTGTATAATAAACATCAAATTTTAAATAAGCATCACCTGGTGTGCCTAAATCTCCAACTGAATCTATTATTAAATAATTGGTAACATTAAAATTAGGAAAATAATTCCCGCCAAATGTATTACCACCGGTTATAGAATTAAAGTTATCGTCTTGGAAACCAGTATTTAAGTTGTCTTGTAAATCATATGCATTGTTTTGAATGTTTCCGGCTCCATCACTATCACCTATCAATTTAAATTCTAAAAATTCAGAGGGTGAGTTTAGATCACCTGCTAAAAGTATATCTTTTATTACTACACCGGAACCACCATAATATGGAGGTGTAATAACTGATCCTGGTGGTGGTGGTGCGCCACCTAATGCATCGTTTACATTTACATAAAAAGATTGTCTACTGTTAGGATTGGAGTATCCTATATACTCTACAGTCTGACCAGCTACAAATGGTGCTGCTGGTGGTGCCGGCATAGGTAATACTTGTCTTGCTGTAACTAATGGAGCATTTAATACAACAAGTTCTGTACTGCTTATAATATCTCTTAATTCGTTTTGTTGATCTGAGTCTTCTAACAAAGAATTAACAATTTGATCACCAAACTCGTTTCTAACTTCAGAATCATTTTCATAAACTGAACTTACTACTTCAGTTAAAGCTCTAGCGGAATCAGAATCACCACCTGGTGCTAGGCCGGATAAAGCTGTAATAGCTGTTTTGAGAAACTCTTGTCTAACTTCAGAATCAGATTGCAATCTGTTACTGTACATCTCTACAGTTCTTCTAGATAAATCTGAATCTTCTTCACAAGCTTTTATAAACTGATTAGCAAAAAAATTGCTTACATCAGAATCTTGTTGCATTACAGTTAAAATATTTTTAGTTAATTTATATCTTTCAAAACTATCATAAGACAACCATCTGTTTAAGTGTCTTTTCATAAAAGAATATACATTAATATGGTTAACTGTTCCTTCTGAATCCGAAAGAGGTATTGTATAATATTTTCTGCTAAAACCTGTAGTAATGATATCTTGAGTTTCGTCAACACCGTTGTTATTAGATTGAGAATATAAAAACTTTCTTAATGGTTCATATACTCTTGCTGTAGAGGCGTTTCTTGTTACACCATTCCAACCGTTGTTACCGCTACCATCTGAATCATGTCTAAAAGAATCAGAATCAAAATATGTTATAATACCATTATCTAAAATATCTTTGTAAATTTGTAAAGCGTAATCTAATACATTATTGTTAATCGTATCAGAGTCAAAAGGGGTATGACCGTTTTTGTCTAACAGTTCGACAATTTTGCACTTAGTTAATAAAGCGTAAAAAGTATAAAGATCAAAACGTTGTGATTGATTTTTATAATGAAATTTACCCGGCATAATGACCTCTTAGAACATTGAGAAGTATAGCCATTGACCACCATCCCAGAATACCGGATAAGGAGTAGCTCCTCCAATAGAACCTGGATCCCAATTAGTGCCATCAGCTACTGTAATAGTACCTGGTCGTAAACCTTCTTTACCAAGAGTGTCTGAATCAGGGCTACCTGTAAGGGGCTGCATAACGATTACATCAGAAAAATCTCTAGCAGTGCCTAGTTCATGTATTTTATTTACACCATCATTATAAAAAGTTTTCTTAGTGTTAGGGTTATGAACTATTCTACCTTCATTAATACCACCATTAATAGTAATATTACTATCTAAAGTCCAAGATTTGTTTCCGGCTCCATCAGAATCATGTACATAAGCGGCACCACCCACATTAGGATTTTGTAAATCTAGATCCCAGATAACATCTCCACTTTCATGTTCGCTATGTCTTGATAATGCTTCACTTAATTCACCAGGAGAAATATAATAATTTTCTCTATCATTACCTATTTTAATTAAAGGTCCATTTACTAGTTTATTAGTATTATCTGAATCGATATAATAAATATTTCCTCTATCACCTACAGGTACTGCTACTTGTGAAAGAACAGTTGAACCACCAATAATTTTCTCTACAGCTTCAGAATCTAGACCTACATACTGACTGAATTCTGAATCGATATTTTCTACCAATAGAGTTTTAAGCATTTCTGAATCTATTGGTAGAACAGCACGTCCCATGTAATACAAAGTATTGTTAGTAAATCTTAAATTGTTACTAGTTATTAATCTGTTTTCTGAATCGTTAGATACAAAAACTACTCCAGTAGGGTCAAGATCAGTAACTCTAGTTGAAGCTAAAGTGGTATCAACAGTTGTTGTTAATCTAGTTGTAATTAATTCTGAATCGTTTTGCCATTGTAAGTCTTTATGAGTAGCTAGCGTTCCTTCTGAATCACTAACATAAACTATTCTATCTTTATCTAGACCTCTTACTTTTAAAGTATCTGTTCTAATAGTTTCAAAATTACCTAATGACCATTTATTATCAGAATCACCTATGTTACCGGTATCATTTCCATCCATAGGTAGTACTTGTCTAGCATATATTTTATCTGTATTAAGTTCAGTAAATTCATGACTAGATAAAATAAAACCTAACTCGACTTGTTGATCAGAATCATTTCTTAAAGATACTAAGAAGTGATCTCCGAATTCGTTTCTTATTTCTGAATCTGTTTCCAGTACAGCACTAATAATTTCTACTAATTCTCTAGCTTTATCTGAATCATTTTGAAACGCAGTAATTGTAGTTCTAAGAATTTCGTTTCTTACTTCTGAATCTGTTTGTAGTACATTACTAATTAATTCAACTAACCTGCGTTGTAAATCTGAATCTTCTTCTACTGCTCTAATAATTTGATTAGCGTATTGATATCTTTGATCAGAATCTTCTTCTAAGTTATCAATAATTCTTGAAGATAATTTTTTTCTTTCATACGGATCAAACTGTAACCATCTGTCAAAATGAGATTTTAAAAATGTGTAAATATTTACATGTCTAACAGTTCCTTCTGAATCTGATAAAGGAAGAGTGTAATAACGTCTATTAAAGCCACCTGTAATAAGATCTATAGTATTATTAATACCATCTTCTGAATCTAATGAATATAACCATCTTTTTAAAGGTTTATATACTTTAGTTACAGCACTAGTTTTAGAAATAGCAGACCAAGTATTGTTACCTGAACCATCTGAATCATCTCTAAAAGAATCTGAATCAAAATAAGATAACAAACCTCCATAATTTTGGATATCTTTATAAAGATAAGCAGCATAATCCCAAACGCTTTTATCTATAGATTCCGAATCAAAAGGTGTATTACCATCTGCGTCTAAAAGTTCTTCTATATGCGCTTTTTTAATGTAAGCGTAAAAAGAATTAACGTCAAATCGTTTTGAATTGTTACCGTGGTTTTTTCTTCCGGACATTTTTACCTGCAGGTTATCTATAATATAGTTATTTATCTAGAATAAATAAAACATGGCACAACTACAAACATATGAAAAGACCAAAATTTACAAAGACTTTGACTTGTCTTTCAGTATAAACCCAATTACAGGTGATTTGGGTACGAAAAGTGATGTTAACGCTATACAGCAAAGCATAAAGACGTTAATTAACACTAATTTTTTTGAAAGACCTTTTCAACCCACATTAGGTTGCAATATAAGAAGCATATTATTTGAACCTATTTCACCTGTAGTAGCTAACGATTTAAAAACTGTTATTAACGATGTATTAACAAATTACGAACCTAGAATAGTAGTAAGAGATATTGAAATTAGAGATAATTCTGATACAAATGCTTACTTTATTACTATAGTGTATAATATTATATCTAGTAAAACAGTTAACACTTTTGAAACCGTACTTAAAAGGCTTAGATAATGGATCAAAGACCGATAGTAAGCGATTTAGATTTTCAATCTATTAAAGATGATCTAGTAAATTATTTTAAAGAAAGGCCAGAATTTTCTGACTATGAATTTTCAGGCTCAAGTTTAAACTTGTTAATGGATATATTAGCATATAACACTCATTACAATGCACTTACAGCAAATTTTCAGTTAAATGAATCTTTTTTAGATACTTCTTTAATTAGAAGTAACGTAGTGTCTTTAGCTAAATCTTTAAATTATGTTCCTAGATCAGCTAGGTCTTCTTCTACAACAATTAAATTAAATGTACCTAGATTAGGTTCAGAAGGTTTTTATGTTATTCCAGCAGGTTCTTTTTTCTCTGCTTCTTCTGGTGACACTAAATTTAATTTTTACACAATTCAAGATTATACAGTAGGTTTTGTTTCTGGTCAAGTTAATAGCACTATTGATGTACAAATTTATGAAGGTAGATTATTTACTCAAAGATTTGTTAATAATAACGCTTCAGTAGAATACCCTTCTTTTGATTTAAACTTACCTAATATTGACACAACTACTTTAAAAGTTAGTGTAAACGGTATAAAATATACTCAAGTTACACCAGAACTAGAAGGTATGACATCAGTAGATAAAAATTCAAGAGTATTTTTTGTAGAAGAATCAAAAGATAGTACACATCGAATAGTATTTGGTAATAATGTTTTAGGTAATAAACCTAGCATAGGTAGTGTAATTTTAGCTACTTTTATTCAATCTTCTGGTTCTATAGCTAACGGCGCTAGAACTTTTAGTATTAACATACCAGGTAGAACAGATATTACTATTTTAAATACACCTGATATTTCTCAAGGTGGACAACCACCTGAAAGTATACAGTCTATAAAGGATAATGCTCCTCATTGGTTTCAATCTCAGTTTAGAGCTGTTACTGAAAATGACTATAAAACTTTCTTAATTAATAAATTTGCAGACATTCAATCTATAAATGTTTACGGTGGTGAAAAAGTAAACCAGCCAGGAAAAGTTTTTATTGCTATTAAACCAAAATCAGGAGACAAGCTTACTACATCTACTAAAGACACTCTACTTACTGAAATACTTAATAAAAGTAGCGTAGTAACAATAAGACCACAATTTGTAGATCCAGAAATTATATATTTAGTTTTAAAAAGTGTAGTTATATTTGATGAAACTAAACTAGTAACTAACAGAAATGCTTTAAAGTCTAAAATAATATCTTTAATAGGAAATCTTAATAATGCCTATATTGGCAACTTTTTAGCTAATTTTACTGAATCATTTTTTTCAAAACAGGTAGAAGAACTTGATTCATCTATAATAAGTTCTAATACAAGAGTATCTTTAAAAATAAAAACTTTTGCTTTAAACGGAACTTTAGATAAGTATACTTTAAATTTTTCCAATAAACTTTATCATCCAGCTAATGGTTTTAATGCAAAAAATGGAGGAGTTGTTACTTCAAATTTATTTTTTAGAGAAGGCAGAGATGTAAGATCAGGCTTTGATGATGATGGTTATGGTAATATAAGGTTGTTTGATTTTATAGATGATGAAAAAATTACTGTAGTTCCTTACTCTGGAACTATAAATTATGAAACAGGAATTGTAGAATTACAGGATTTTAACCCACAAGACGGTGAAATAATTTTTACAGCTATTCCTGATTCTTTCGATGTACAAGCTACGGAAAACATAGTATTGCAAACCGATACTGAGGGTTCATCAGTAGATGTTTTAGAAAAAAATGAAACAAGTATAATTAAAAACTTAAACCTATCACGTAGTATCTAATGGAAAAAACAGTAAGATCATTTATTAGCGATAGCTTACCAGAGTTTATTAACTCTGATAATCCTTCTTTTAAAATTTTTATAGAAGCATATTACGAATATTTAGATAAAAGAAATGATTCAGAAGCTGTTAATGTAAAAGAAATGTTTAAAGCTATTGACAACCCAATGGCTGCGGTTAACAATTCTACCTCTTATAAAGATATTGACACAACTTTAGATAGCTTTATTAATTATTTTAAAAGAGAATTTTTACCTATAGCGGTTGAAACATCAGCTGTTAAAGATAGAGTATTAATTAAAAAGATAAGAGATGTATACTTAGCAAAAGGTTCTCCTAAATCTTTTGAATTATTATTCCGTATGTTATACAATGAAGATATTGATATCTTTGAAACCAGAGACAATATTATTGAAGCTTCAGAAGGTAAATATCTTTCATTTCCTTTAGCTACATTTAAAGTAGTAAATTATAGTGATCAATTAAACGATCTTAATTTTTCTCTTGCTACACTGTCTCACAGTGATGACAACTTTTCTACGGATTCAGATGTTGCTACTGTTCTTAGCGGGCAAATATTAGGAAAAACAGGGGATAGTGATAGTGCATTTATAATAAGTTGCCAATTAAATTTTGCTTTTAACCCAGATGTTACACAAACATATAGAATTACCGATCCTAATGACCCTAGAATTTTTATTGAAGTGTCACCTTTTTTATCTTTAGTAAATTTAATAGCTAAAAACAACGCTCCGGGTTATATAGAAGGTGATATAATTCAAGTTAAATCTGTGTCTCTTAACAGAACTTTTAACGTTATTGTAGATAGTGTTAATAACGGACCAGTTACAGGCATACATTTTAGAGACAGGGGCGAGTTTTTTAAAGAAGGAGATAGCTTTGTATTTACTCCTAATGCACCAGGACAGGGTGCAGGAGGTGGTGCTATTGTAACACAAGTAGATAAAAATGGTAGGATTTTACAGGTAGATGGCTACAATGTTAGAACAGGTAAACTTAATAACGGTTTTTTATCTGATGATTTCGAAAATGTAATAGTACCTGTTATAGGGGGTGGTAGCTATAACGTTCTACCAGATGTGTCTATATCTTCCTCTACAAGTATTAATCAAGGTCTTCCTTACGCTAAGAACCCTACCTCTCCTCAAGGGCTAAATATATCTCCAATTTCAACTCAAATTGGTACTATAACTGATTTTACCATTTTTGATAGAGGTTATTTTGCAGATGCAAACGATATTTTAATTGAAGCACCAATGAATGTAACTGTAGAGGGTAGAAGTGAATTTCTTAAAGGTCAACTTGTAACTTTTCAGTATTTAGATCAAAAAAATGAAGCTTTTTCTAATGATTCTGATAGATTAGATTTAAGTATAAAAATTTATAAAACAGAAGATAGCGGTACAAAATATAATATTAAATCAATTAGAATACCATATGCTATGGATAGTGAGATATTTCAATGGATAGATTCTGACTTTGTTATTGATTCTGATAACGGTCTAAGTTTAATTACATCCCAATGGAAAAGATTGGTTGATAGTGAAGACAATTTTAATTATGAAGTTATTAAAGATAGTGATCAAGGATTTAAAGTAAGAATTTATAATAAGTTTTTAAATAGTCTAGACCATTATCATTTTAATCAATTAAACAATTACACTTTTAATGACTCAGATTATCAATTTAAGTGGTATAATGATTATACAGATCCAAAACTAGGTGTAGATAGTGAAATAGCTCAATGGCAAAACACTGGTTATTTCGGAATTATTAATAGAGTAAGTCCTACTAAAAAAATAATTTCTTTGTCACCTGCTAAAAATAGAGCGTTTGCAAGTGATAGTGATTTAGAAGAATTTGACAAAATAAAAAATAGAGTTCTAAGAGTAGCTGCGTTTAGCCCTGCTTCTAACCAGGTTATAATAAGGAATAAAAAAACATTAGCTAATTATGTTGCTTATCACAGTAGAGCTTCTTTTAATCCTGTTTTAAGTTCTGCTGGTACTACTACAAAAACTTTTATTAATGAAGATGGTTTTCTCAATTCTTTATCTGGAGGTGTAATTCAAGACAATTATTTGTATTCTCATTATACTTATATTATTCAAAGCAATTTATCTATAGATCTTTGGAGAGCTAAAATAAAAGAGACTCTCCATCCTGCAGGTTTATTATTATTTGGTGAGACTAACGTAAATCAAAATGTAAATGTACCTGTTAATATAACAGGTAAATCTTTTAATGAAACTTTAAACACTTATTATACATTTGACACTGTCTTAGATCATTACACAGACCCTAAAGATGCTAATAGAATAACAGCAGATAATACTAGATATGAATCTAACTCTTTCTTATTTTATAACCCTACCACTCTTAATTTAAATGCAATTAGAGCTAGTAATTTTGAAAAAGGTTATGATGAATCAATTGTATCAGAATATGGAGCGTCTTGGTTTGATTACGAACCTATGGGATTAGTGAGAAAAGAATTTGTTGATTACGATAATTTTTATAACAATTATTATAATTTTGATTCAGAAAGTTTTAAAAGACATATTACATCTCAAGACTCAGATGGAAATAATAAAGTAAACTCATTAATACTTAACTACAAAAAATTTAATAATACAGTTCAAGATTTTTATAAAAAAGAATCTAGAACAAGAGATAGTTATGATCCTGTACAGATTGCTTCTACTAAATTTATAGACCCTATTAATGATGTTTTTAACATTTACGATTCTGATCTACCTGTTGGTTTTCATGTAAGATGGTCAGATAGTGAGAATAAAACTTACAAAGCTATTGACTACTCAAAGCTTAAAAAAGACCCTCAAGATAATAGAACATTTAAATGGTTTAATACTGACCGTAAAAGAGAAATGATGTTTAAAAAAGCTTCGGATTTTAATCAAGCAATGAGACTTAATGGTTCGTTAACTTTTACAGAACAAGATGGAACAGTTTATACAGATTTTGAAGCTTTTGAAAAAAAGTGGAATGAAATAAACTCTTTAAGACAGGACAGTGAAGGTTGGCAAGTAAACGGTTATAGTTCTTTTATTCAAAATATGAAAGTAAAACCAAGATTTTTATATACAACATATGCAGAAAAAAGAACACAAGATTATAGAAAGTTTAAAACACCTTTTAAACCAATAGTGTGGAATAATACAGATTCAGATAATATCATATGGAACACACACTATCAAACTGGTGAAGATTCTGTATTAAATAATAGTGTAGGTAATATTTTTGATTGGTATGATGCTAACGAAAGAGCAGATTTGGAAGAGTGGAGAGATCCGTTATCTTCAATGAAAGGTAGAAAAGTAAAGTGACTGCAAAAATAACTAACAACATAAATTTATTATTAGCTAAATCGTTATTTGATTCTCTTAAAGATGCTACTAATGACGAAGCTTTTTATGCAGCAGCTGCTTTTACTAATGACAGTGACTATTATAATTATTCTTTAAGCTTAGCTGAAACTTCAGAATTTTTTGCGGGAGGCGCATCTGGTGATTCAGAATTTTCAATAGGTGATCAATCGTTTTATTCGCAAAATACTTTAACTATGCATAGAATTCTTCCAGGGGGTGTAAGTAGGTGTGTTCCGAGAATTGATTGGGTGCAAAATAGAATTTATAATTCTTGGCCAAGTACAAGTAATTTTTATGTTTTAGTTAGAGAGTTTGTTTCTGGTATTGGTAGATTAAACGTGTACAAATGCTTACATTCTACAGGTAAACCCTCTATTAATGCTCCTACAGGAACTTCTGCTTCACCTATTACTATGGCAGATAGTTATGTTTGGCAATATCTTTATTCTATTTCTAACTCTGATGCTGTTAGATTTTTAAATTCTGAATTTATGCCTGTGCCAGAAAGAGTTACTAAGGAAGAAGCAGCAACATTAGTCCCAGGTACTACTAGATATTTACAATATTCAGTTCAAGAAAATGCGCAATTGGGAGCTATTTATGGTTTTTCTTTTGATAGTGATTTATTATATGCTGGAAGAGATAGTGATTGGGAAAATGGAAGAACAGTTAAAATAAGAGCTACAGATTCTAGATTCGATAGTGATTTAATATTGAATCATTTTAAGGCTAATATATTCTACGATTCAGAAGCTAACAGATTTTTTCCTACTTTAGAAGAAAATGGATTAGGTTATGTTGGTGTAATTAAAATAGTAGATCAAGATGGTAAATTAATACCTGGATGTTCAGCTAGAATAGCAGGTGGTCTAGGACATGGTTCTGATGCACCTACAGATCTTAATGCTAATAGTATTATGTTAGTAGCTAGAAATATACCACAAGATGAATTTTTACCACTAGCTCAAAATCAATATCAAATGGCAAATTTAATTAGAAACCCTATAGATGTAACTACAGACAGTATTGCATCACAAGATTTTTATGTAGCATGTAAAAGTTTTAGAATAGAAGGGCTTACAGCAACTTACAATGTTAATGATATTATTAAACCTTACCCGGTTGATGATGGTAGAAGAGCTAGAGTTGTAGCTGTAAATGATAATAGAGTGTATTATATTAATTACATTTACGATAAAGAACAAGACTCTTTTAGTGATAGTGAACAAGTATCTTTAGAAGATGGTATAAACAAAATACACACAATAGAAAAAACTTTTGACAGAGATATAGTTTTTAATTCTGGTGAATTAATAATATCTGATTGGAAAATTAAACCTTTAATTAGATCGCAAGATCAAATAGAATCTATAAATTTCGTATTGAGTTTCTAAATAAATAATAAAATTACGGTGAAAAATGGCTAACTTAAATTTAAATGTATCTCCATACTTTGATGACTTTGATCCACAAAAAGACTTTTTAAGAGTTCTTTTTCGTCCAGGTTTCCCAGTACAAGCAAGAGAATTAACTACACTTCAAAGCTTTATGCAAAACCAAGTTCAAAGATTTGGTAATCACATTTTTAAAGATGGTTCTAGAATTACTGAAGGTAATATTAACGTTCTTAACGGTGTGTATTCTATATTTCTTACCGGTTCAGGTAACGCAAGTTTTCCTATATCTAATGCCAGAGTAGCAACTTCCATAGCAGATTTAAATACGTTGGAGGGTAAAATTATTACTAACTCTGATGGTTCTGTTAGAGCAAGAGTCATTAAACAACCTTCAGGTTCTATTGGTACTTCCAATGTTGGTGCATTATACTTTCAATACATAACTGCTAAAAAGTTTTCTACTTCTGGTGATTTCATATACGCTACTTTATCAGATAATCCAGGCCTAGCTTCGGAATTAGTTAATACTTTTAATTCCGTTTCAGAAGCCTGTTTAGGATCCGTTTCTGAAGGAATATATTATGTAAATGGTTTCTTTACAAGAATTCCTGGACAGACAGTTATTATTAGTGCTACTTCACACACCCCTTCTGCTAAGTTAGGTTTTCGTGCTGAGCAATCTATATCAACACAAAATGATGATTCTACTTTATATGATAATGCTAGAGGCTCTACAAATGAAGGAGCACCAGGTTCTCATAGACTTAAACAAACTTTAACTTTTGCTACACTACCTTTAGACTCCGTTGAAGATGAAACATTTTTTAGAGTTTTAACTATTCAAAACGGTGTTACTGTAGAAAATGTAAAAGGTAATCCTCAATATTCAGATATAGGCAACACACTTGCTAGAAGAACATTTGATGAATCAGGTAACTATACGGTTAAACCATTCCCTATTACTATTTCTGATGCTGATTCAGATTTGTATCAAGTAAGAATAGGTTCTTCTAAAGCTTATGTAAAAGGTTTTGAAGCAGAATTAACCGGTCCTAAAATATTAACATTTACAAAAAATAACGATTTTGTAAGAACTAGTAATTATTCTATACCATTTGATAAATTAACAAGCTACGATATAGTTTCAGCATCAGGTACCTTACCAGGTCAAACAGGAAGTGACCCATACACTTGGGCTAATAGAATTGTTCTTAATGATTCAGAAGGTGAGACTGTAGGTGTAGCAAGAGCATATAGTTTTAGTAATAATAAATTATACATTTATGATGTTAAAATGCTTCAAATTATTACAACTAACCCAGCTTCTATTTCGGTTAGTGATGGTAATGATATTACTGTATTACGTAATACAGGTTATGTTTATAATGCAGATGGCAACCATCACGCGTCTGCTAATGCTACTGCTTTAATAAACTGGTCTGGTAAATTTGCAGTAGGGCAAGAAGTTAAATCTGTTGTCGCTGGTCTTACTAATACTACAATAACCAGTGCACATATTTGCCACACTGATGAAGTTAGAACGATTACAGGTGCTGGTGGCTTTACAGCTACGGTAGTTCCTGGAAGTATTAATAATGCTATTCCTTCTCTAATAACAACTACTTCATCTGAAATTAAAACTCTTAGAGGTACTGCTTCTGTTTTTGATAATGATTTTAACATTATTGAAGATACAGGTATTTCTTCAGGTGATATGAATGGTTATTGGAATGTTTCGCGAGTTGATGATCAAGAAGAAATTAAAAAGAATTTAAAATTTAAATATTTAAAAATTAAAAACACAGGTTCAGCAGCTCGTACTAATGTTAATTTTGGTTGGTCTGCTCAAGATAATCAAATTTCTTTATCTTATCCTGATATATTTAAAGTTTATGGTGTTAATGAAGGTACAAGTAATACGTTTGCTAGTGCACAGTTTAGTAGAATTGAAATTAACACTACAGGTTTAGTACCTGTAGGTTCTAAAATAACTGGTATAGCTTCTGGTACTGAAGCAATTGTAGCTTTGCAAAATTCTACTGCTACTGGTAGCGGTGATATCGCATCAACTACAGGTTATCATAGTTACATGACCGGTACAGGGTCTACTTCTACTTTAGAAATAATTTATCAAAAAAATACATCGTTTACTGCTAACGAAGTTCTTAGAGTAGAATCACCTGCAGGGGTTTCACAATACACTAGCCCTATTACTTACTTAAGCGCTACTGCTACTGTAGGTAGAGATATATCAGGTTTATATAATCTAGATAATGGACAGAGAGGTGAGTATTATGATATAGGAAGACTGGTTAGAAAAACAGGTAAAAATGCACCTCCTTCAAATGACCTATTAATTTTCTTTTCATACTTTACAGCTAGCCCTATTAATAATTTTTATTACAGTGCTGATAGTTATAGTGAGCTCAATTATTACGATGACGATGTAAGATTTTTCAATAGCCCTCAACCAATTGCAGAACAAACTTTTGATATAGGTAAAGATCTTAGAAATTCTATTGACTTTAGATTTAGAGTAGAAGATATACTTACAGATATTACTGAGTCACCGTTTCTTTTTAAAAATAGAAACTATTATAAACAACCTCGTATCAAACCAGACTCTGTCTTTAATACAGATTTTGATGAATATCAAGGCAATATTACCTCTATTAGTATTGGTAAGAATTCTTCTATTATAACTCAAAAAGGATTACCAGCTTTAAAAAATCCTAAAAAACCTGACCAAGTAAAAGATGCAATAACATTATTTTATCTGACTATACCTGGAGGTTTAAGATACCCAGAAACTGAAATTGATGTCGAAGTTGTAGATAATAAACGTTACACCATGCGCGATATTGGTAAAATAGAAGATAGAGTTAATAGAATTGAAGAAGCTGTTGCTTTGTCTCTTTTAGAGTCACAAGCACTACATGATAATATTCTTGATAGAGCAAAGTCAGGTTTTGTTGTGGATGATTTTTCTTTATCCCAAAACAATCCTAATAGTTCTGCAGACACAAATAACAAAGAATATAACGCGTCTATAGATGTAATTAATAACATTCTTATTCCTGGTCAAACTGATGGTGTTCCTATAAAAATGGAAATATCTTCTAAAGATAATATTGATGATTATTATTATGATAATGCTGGTATTCTAATTAAAAAATATAAAGAAGATGTATTAGTACAACAACCTTCTTCTACAGGTACACATAAGATTAATCCTTTTGCGACATGGATATATGTTGGTACTTTAAAACTCACTCCATTCGAACACCACTGGAGGACACAAGTCAATAGCTACTTTACAAATCTTTATGGTAAAATTAGACCGTTTGCAGGGGACTCAGATCAGTTTAGTCAATTTATGAATGTAACAACTACATCCCCAGGTGGTTCATCTACTTCAAGATTAGAATGGTTTGGTAATCAAAGTAGTAGTTCTGCAAGTGCAAGAGTTAGCGGCGGTACTCAGATTACTACAACAGTAACTCAAGCTCAAAGAAGAGTTACTACTACACAGTTCGGTGCACCAAGAATTATTAACGGTACAAAGCCTACATTTACAAACACAGGTACTGAAATTATTCAAAACCTTCAAGATTATTGGATGGATAACCCTGCGGGTGGTATTAGTTTTAAAGCTGAAAATTTAAGACCAAATACGGAACATGAATTGCTTATGGGTTCTAAAGTTATTAATCCAAGTATACTATCTCTAAATGATGGTACTATAACAGGTAATTTTAATATCCCTTATCAAACTTTTAAAGCTGGAGAAGAATCTATTGTCTTAAGAGATGTTACTTTAAGTGGTAGAGCTTCTTCTGCATCAAGTGTATTTAAGTCTATAGGTCATAGAGACTATAATGAAATTATTGCAGACGTTGATAATAAAAGAATTGACGTTACAAATCTAGGTACTAAAGTAAGAGACCAGACATCTAGATTTATTGCTGATCCTCCACCTGATACTGGCAGTGACGGCAATGAAGGTAACGGCGGCGGCGGCGGCCGCGGCGGCGATGGAGAAGGCGGCGGCGGTGACCCAATTGCACAGCTGTTCCAGCTCCCAACAAAAGGTAATCCAACTGTTGCAGATATTTTAGCCGGTAATGTGGGTTCTACACAAGAAGAAGCTATTATTACTTCTATTGATTTATGGTTAGGTTTTGTTGATATAAGACCTGTAATGGACAAAATAATTGTTGAAATAAGAGAAACTGTTAATGGTTATCCAGGAGGACCTAGAAACATAGTTGGTAGTACCGGTTGGAATAAAATTACAAAAGCTATGGAAGTAACTACTCCATCTTCTACAAACAGTACTAATTTTAGATTTTTAGAGCCTGTAATACTTAAAGGTGATACAGAATACGCTATTGTTATTAAAAGCCCTTCTGATGAAACTGAAGTTCACGTAGCAGAAATCGGTAAACAACTTTTAACCGGTTCTGGAATTCATGATGCACAACCAAATGTAGGTGGTTATTTTGGTTCGTTCTTTGTATCTCAAAACCAAACTACTTGGTCAGCGGAACAAAATCTAGATTTAGCTTTTGTGTTAAAAAGAGCTAATTTTGATATTAATAGTGATGGAAACCCGCCAGCATCTAATGTAACTTTAAAAAATGAAATCTCTAATGTTAAAACCTTTAATGCTGACATTGGTGCTTTTAATAGAGGTTTAGCTATTGAGACATTTAAAAATTCTAATTATGTAAGAATACTTCATCCTAATCATGGTATGCATTTTAATAATGCACAAGTAACTATTACAGGGTTAGATAAGTTTGGTACACCAAATAATTATAACGGTATTTCAGATTCAGAATTAAACGGTACTCACAATGTTTTATACCCAACTCTAAATAGTTATTTTGTAAAAACAACATCTAAAGCAACTTCAACAGGTACACCACCTGTACCTATTTTTGATACTTTTGCAACACAACCTATAGTGTTTGATAGTATTATTAGTAATATACCTGTAATTAAAGCTAATGAAATAGATGATGTAGAATTATTTTTAACTGCAGCTAAAACTAATTCTTTAGTTCTTGCTGTAGATTCAAATAAAATTAAAAACGATGCGTTGGCTAATATTACTCCAGGGGTTGAACAACCTTTAGAAAATAATGCATACATTGAATTAGAAGATCCTTACATTGTAAGAAATTTATTAAATGCTTCTACAAACGATTTAGTAATTAGAATGGTTCTTAATAGTGGAAACGCATACAGTTCTCCTCTAATTAGAGTAAGTGATGCATTAAACCCTGTTGTATATAGAAACGTTACAGGAACTCTTTTAAACGATTCTGATATCGAAGGTTTAACGATGACTTCCATTACTTCAGGAAGTACAGATGATCAAATACAACAATACACTTCTTATCTTTCTGCTGTAAAATCAGAAGAAGAATTTTCTGCTTATGTCACTAAAGAGATCACTCTAGAAATACCAGCTGATGGTTTTACTATTAAGTTTGACGCAGATATGGAACCTTCTTCTAAATTAGAATTTTCATACAAGGCTAAACAAAGTGGTGAAGAAACACCGTTTGCGGAAATAGGATGGGAAGATTTTAAAGCTGATACTTTTATTACAGAAGCTAATAACGGACCGTTTACTTCTGATACTATATTTAAAGAATACTCCGTAAGTCAATCAGTTCCATTTGAATTTATATCTTTTAAATTAAGAATTAGAATGATTACTAAAAACGAAGCTCAAATTCCACGTATTAAAGATTTAAGAATTATTGCAGATATTTAATATGAAAATTAAAGGTCATTCAAATTTAGAAAAAAGAAACGGAGCAGTAGTAAATACAAATTGGAAAGTTTACGAAGCTGCAAAAAAACGTAAAGCTGATCAAAACCGGTTAGATGTTTTAGAGAATAAAATAAATAGAATAGAAAGTTTATTAGAAAAGTTGATAAAACAAAATGGCTAGATACGCATCGTTAAACAGAAGATTAGATTTTCATCTATACCCACAAGGTCGTTCTGTAAGTGAACCAGATTTAATCCCTAACGTACAGGATTCAGATGGAAATATTATTCAATATACTAGTTCAAATAGAATCACTTCTGAATCAACAGTGGTTGATATTGGTACTTCTCCTAATTCTAACGATGGTGATCCGTTGCGTACTGCGTTTATCAAAATTAATAATTTCATTGAAGCAGAATATCTCACAAATGAAATTATTGATCAAGAACTTAACAGACTTGAATTCTTCGGACCGTTCTTAGGTATTAGAGAGTATTCTGATTTACCTTTAAATATGGTAAGTGATAAAAATATTGCAGTAGTAAAAACAACTTTAAGAACAGAAGGTTACTCGTCTTGGAGAACAACCTATCCTAATATCAATGATTCTAACATTGAAGCATCTGAAGGTGATATAGTATTACATAAAGGTTCTTTAATTCAATATAATAAAAGTAATAATCAATACGATGTAATATATCAAAACTCAGGTGATAATCTACAGTTTGATTATAAAACAGCTTTAGCTAGATATAGAGATGGTATCGCGGATGCAGATTTATCAGCTGCTCAACAACAAGCACTGTATGATAATTTTATTGAAACAGAAGCAGGGTCTAGACAGACTATGGATATTAAGGCTAGAAATGTTAATGATGCAATTACAGAAGCTCATTTACGCTTTAATCAAAGAGGGTTTGATTCAGGGTACTATGGCTAATGGCAATCAGAAACAATTATTCAGGTTTTACACTTGCGTCAACAACAGAACTAAACAACGCTGATAATGACTCAGACTTCGGTGTTAATCTCAACAGATCAATCCAAAAAGTTAACGACGATTATGCCCTCTCTGCAGGTGTTAGAAATACTTATATTGATGGCTACATTAACCAATTCGGCGCCTCTTCTCGTTTCTCAACAAATGAACAAAGATTAGTTCAAAATTTAATTAGAGAATCAATTAATATTAATGGTATTACTGTAAGGTACATGCCAAGAACAGCTCCTTACACTGATGAAGTGTGGAACGAAAGACCTGAAAGTAGATTTCATAGAGGTCTTCAAATGGATGTGTTACTTGTAGCTGCAGCTGGTTTTGAGGGTGAAGGTGATGTAATGACTACTTATGGAATTGAATTCCGTGAAGAAGTTATTCTGTCAGTTGCAATACCTAAGTTTGAATCTCTTTATGATAATTTTGATTCTGATTTAAAATCAAATGGTGATAGTGACGAGGCTATTACTTTTGCTAGAACAAGACCTTTAGAAGGAGATTTAGTTGTTATACCTTTTGGTAGATCTGCTCAGAATAAAGAACAATATATTCCTAAAGTGTTTGAAATTTTGCGGGTTACTACTTATCATGATGGTGCATTTTATCAAATAGGTGATAACTATCAATACAAATTAAGATGTAGATTGTTTGAGCTTAGTGGAGAAGATTTAGAATTTAATCCAAGAGTGGTGGAATATAATAAAAATGGTTCTCAGAAAAATCTTATTGATTCTGATACAGGACCTATCGCTAGAGCCAAGACAGGATTAGAATTAACTGATTCAGATTCACAAAATCTTAATATTGCAGACGACAGTGATGATCATTTTGATACTTGGGCAGATAACAAAGCTATTGAAGAGCGATCACAGAAAGAAACTAAGTATGATAGTCAAGGAGAGCCTTTGAGAGACAAGGGTGATGTAGTTACTAAAGACTATACAGCAGAAGCATTTGGTTATTCTGGAATAATAAACAATCTGGATGATATTTAATGATAGGTCAACATTTTTACAATGAAAGTATTAAAACAGCTGTCGCAGTGTTTGGAAGCTTGTTTAATAATATTGTAATTAAAAGAAGAGATGGTAAATTTCTTCCGGTTCCTATTTCTTATGGACCTAGAGTTAAATGGTTAGAAGCTCAAAAACAATTTAAACGTGAAGAAGAAATGTTTGAAAAATTGCTTCCTAGAATCTCATATGAGATTGTAGCTATGAATTATGATACTGATAGAAAAATTTCTAATAAACAAACAGTCATTAGAACTCCAGATACTTTAAATATTCCAAGACAAAGAGTTCATTCTCCTACACCTTATAATTTAGATTTTACTATGTATATTACTACAAAAAATTTAAATGATGGGTGGCAAATAGTAGAACAAATATTACCATTCTTTACACCAGCATATACTGTAAAAGTAAGAAATTTTCCTATGGATGCAGATAGTGATACACCTGTTCCAACTAACACATATGATATGCCTTTTATTCTTACTGCAGCAACCTGGGCAGATGACTGGACAGGTGACATTGGTGATAGAAGAATAGTAGAGTGGAATTTAGAATTTACTTCTAAAATTTGGTTATACGGACCAGCTACAACTACAAATATAATCTATGATTCAAGAGCTATTATAGGTATTCCAGCAAGAGATTCAGATGGTAATGTTCCAGAATTATATCAACTATCTAGAGGTTTAAAACCTATAGAGGGTTCTGAAGTAGGCTGGGTTCAAGTTACACAAACGGATTCAGATGCTGTGTTAAACAATGATTCTAATCTTAGTCCTTCTGTGATAAATTTATCAGACTCAGATGGTAATATAGTTAAGATCGTGAGAGATCTAAGCACAATTTAGGTAATAAATAAAATATGGCTTCTAAAGATTTAATTAATTTAGGTACTACTCCAGATTCGGGTACAGGTGATTCAGCTAGACGAGGTGGTCTAAAGATCAATAATCTGTTTGCTGATCTTTATTCTAATTTTGGAGACAACCCTATAGGAAATGATCCTAATAATGCTTTTTATGGTTACAGAAGACCGTTTAGAGATTATGAATATAAAGTAGGAGAGTTACATCCTGCAGGTAAATATACTATAGTTAATTTTAAATCAGGAGGAGCTTCTACTCCTAGAGACACTATTAACAATTTTGGTTATGGTGTAGATAGTGAAGGTGAATTTGTTGACACTAACGTAGACGGTATACCTGATATTTTTAGAGATAGTGAGTGGTATTTTTTATCTCGAGGTGAAAGAATTACAGCTGATCTGAGAGAAGTTTCCCAAGGTAGAACAATTCATCTTGTATTACCTCTAGCTAGAGCTGGTGATGTAGTTGAAATAAGAGATTCTTTTTCTTCATGGCAGCACAAAAATATTTCTATCTGGACTACACCTTATGAGTTTAGATCATCACAACAAATTACAGAATGGAAAACCCATACACCCGAATCACAAAGCATGTACCCTGATTCAGATGCTGTTTCTCTTACAGATCATTTAGGTGTAAAACATTACCCTGTTTATAAAAGAGTTAATTTTAACTATGATAAATTTGATTCTGATGTTGGTACTACCTATCCTAAACTATGGCAAAAATTTGATATTGATGATGGCAGGTCTTTTGTTAATTTTAGTACTGCACAAGATAACACTTTAATTTTTACTTATCAAGGTCCAAATAGAGGTTGGGTATTAAGAAGAACAACTCTTATTAGCACTCAGCAAATTATGAATGCTAGACAAGATAATTTTGAAGCAGCAGACTGGATTCAGTGGAACAAGCCTGACTTAACGGTCGGTGGTGAGCTAGAATTAAGAAATAATCAATATATTTTACCTGTAGCTCCTTCTACTCTACAGAGTGATATTGACGATGCGGTATCTCAACCAGTGTTTCAAGTGTATAGAAGAATGACTAATTCTATGTATGATTCAGAAGCTTTAATTCAAATTAATAGTTTCTTGTATGATTATATCAATACACAACAAGAAACTTCTTCTAATAGAGATACATTTAAAAGACTTAAAGCAGTGTTTGGTAGAGATTCAGACGGAGCGTTTTCTAACTCTCCTGACTTAGATTCCGATGGCCAAGGTAGACCAAAAATTTATAACGGTTTTGCTGATGCTTCTCCTGCTCAAGTCTTTAAACAAGTTACTACTGGTTCTATAGTTGACCAGACCGGTAACATTCTTTTAATTACTGACGAACCATTTCCTGGTATGGTGCAGTTATTAGTTCCAGGAGCACGTGTAGATGATTGATAGTGATACTCAAGTACAAAGAGGTTTTGTTCAACACCGTAGATCTAGAATTAGCGGTGTTAACGGTGAAGGTCAACCTCTAGCTAGTCAAATACTTGAAGGTGAAATTGCAATTAACCTTGAAACAAGAAAGTTATATACTAAAAGACAAATGTATAACACATTTACTTTTGGTCAAACCGTAACAGGTTTTGATGAAAACGCTGGTTATATTATTACTATTAGTGATATTGATTTTGATTCAGATATTGCAAGTATAGACTATAATATTAATGGAAATAGTAAAACTTTAATTTTAGATTCTGATAGTGTTATAGCTGACGTTATATTACAAATTAAAAATGCAGCGATTGCAGAAGTTGGTGCTGCTCAAGTTACATCAGATGCTAATAGTGTTTCTTTTTATAGAACAACCGGGAGCTCTTCTAGTGTTTCATTTAGTTCTAATTTTGTAAAATATTTAGATTTTTATTATCAACCTATTATTAGAGTTGAAATGAGCTCAGCTGTATCTCTAACTAATTCAAATGCTAGTACAATTATAGATTTTGATTTAGCTACTTCAGGTTTTAGGAGAACGTTTGGCACTGGTAGGTTAATTAGTCATGTTACATCTAAATTATACTTAAAAGATTTTTCTGGTAGAGTAGAAATTGGGTATAAAATAGCTCAAAGAAATCCAAGACAAGAATATCAAATTATTGAAATTAATAATATACCTACAATAAAACCTACCGCACCAGAAAAAGCTTTAGCAGCAGGTAATTTTTGGATTAGAAATAGAGATTCTGAATCAGGAAAGTTGTACTGGTTAGATACTTCTATTATGGATGACTCTGATTTTCAAACTTCTATCAGAGCAATGGATTCAGATGAAAGAAAAGAAGCTAATGCTGTTATAGTCGATTCAGATGGTAACGGAAATGATCTTTGGGGTGAATGGCGCGCCATAGTTTCAACTTCATTGTTAGGTACAGCTGGTGGAAACACATTTGATGGTGATGTAGGTTTTAATAATAATGTTACTATTGATTCAGACTTATATGTTAAAGGTGGTTTAACTGTAGATGAAAATGCAGAGTTTAATGGATCAGTTCATATTGATAGTGATTTAACTGTTGATGGTGATGTACATATAAGAGAAGATTTGCTTGTAGAAGGTAACACAGAACTTCGTGGAAATCTTACTTTTGATAATCATGTTTTTGATGATACAAATAAATTTACTGTAAAAAATGCTAGTGGTACAGTAGTTATTTCAGGATACTTATTACATACATCTAGTGACGTACCTAATCCTGGTAACAATTAAAGGTAGTTATTATGACTTTGCGCGCGCCTGTTAAAATTGATGGTACATCCGGACTCATAGAAATGTCCTCTACTGACATTACTAATATTATTAAAGAATCAACTTACCAATACGCTTTAAATCCTTCTGTTGTTTTAGCAGTTGTAGGCTCAGGAGGTAACTTAGGAACAATTAGCGATACAAGAAAGCAAGCTGGTGCAGGTAGTTCAAGAGTAGATAGATTTCCTACAGAAGGTGAAACAGCTGAACCTTCTACTGTCACTGTAAATTATTCAAAAATTCAAATGGGTGTGCAATCTATTAGTGTTCCATCAACACCACAAGGGTTACCTTTATATAGAGATGGTACAAGTGGTCTTAAAGAAATGACTACACAAGATTTTTTTGATACTTTTATTTACCCTGCTATTCAAGCTATGATTGCAAACACTTATGCTCAAGGAACATACTATATTGTACAAGGTAATACAGGACTAGGTATTGTGTTTACAGATACTAGAGCTAACGTAGGAGCTTATACCGCAGGTGGTATTTATGAAGCATTGGATCAGCCAACTACTACTAGTAATTATTCTTTAGTTTATAGATCAGCTACAATAGACGGTGGTTCATTTAATTTACCTTTATACATTGATGGTACATCTGGTGTTAGAGAATATTCTTATTCTCAATTTGAAACTCTTTTGCAAAATTTTATGAGATATTATGCTACTATATCTGGTAGTCAAGTTTCATACAACATTAACGGTGCTGGAAGTAATCAAGGAACAGGAATGATTAATACTATTTTAAATGGTGGTGGAAACTATCAGACTAGATATGTTAATACGGATGATTATAGAGCACAAGAGTTTCCTGACGGTACAGCTATTACCGCTAATACATATTTTCTTAGACAAACAATAATTTAGAGGCTACTATGATTAAAGAGTACGATGAATTTGAATTTATTACTGCATACTTTATTAACAATGAAAGAAGTATCGTTCAAGTTGAATGGTTAGATAAGGACGGTATGTTTCATATTGAAGTTGTGGAAGCTAAGCAAGGTGACGCAGCTTGGAATAGACTTTTATCTCATATATCTGAAGATGAATTACATGAAACAACTTACAAATATATTAGAGAACAAAATACTATTTTTGAAAAAGATGTTATTACAATTGCAAAGAAGAGAGGCTTAATCTACGACGTTGATTCTATCAATAGTAGATTTTATAAAGTGTTTGTTGATAATATTTTATTTGGCGACGATTCTGATATTGAAAGATTGTTTATGTATAAACTAGCTTTGTTTGAGTCAGATCCAATTAAAAATTCAGATAAAAAAGAACTTAAAGCTAAATTGAGAAAAACTACTACAGTATGTGATGCAACAAGAGTGGCTATGGAAATTGTAGATAGAGGTAATCTTACCTAGTTTCCCATTCTTTAACATATTCAAAATTTTTGTTTATGCAATGAATTAAATTTGTATCTTTAGGAATATAATCCCATTTATCCATAAAGTGATGCCAAGAAGGTCCTATTTCTTGCCATTCTACTTTATTAATAATAGTTTTATAAGCCCATATAGCTTCATTATTATGGCTAAAAAGTTTTCTAATACTATTAGGATAGAAATCATCATTCATAAGATTAGATATATTGTTAAGAATATCAGAAAAATTTTCAAAATAATTTAACTGGTTAAGATATTTTCTATTAATACCAATAATACCGGTATTGAATACTTGAGGCTCAGCTTTAATATTATTTTCCATTAACAAGCATTTAGTAGTCCAAAATTTAGCAATAGGTGATCTAGGCGTGTAGGTTAATTTTAAAGTATCTAATTCGTTCACCTTCTTGTCTATTCTTTCAGTAGGACAAAATATAACAACACCTTTATTTAAATTCCATTCTTCAAAAAAGTTTATATTTGTTACAGGTATTACATCAAAATCTAAATAAAGTATTTCATCATATTCCTTTGATAATTCATACAATAAAAATAATTTATAAAAATTTACTATGTTATATTCTGGCACCTGAGGAAATTTTTGTTTAAAATCTTTTAAATAATTTTCATATTTCTCGTCATAAGAAAAAAATCTAAAATCAATTCCTAATTTTTTAGCATAAGAAAACTTCTTTTGAAATAACCATTCATAATTTTTCTCAAATTTATTTTTACTTTTAAAATGAGATACTAAATTTTCTTTTGGAATATCTATATAAAGACTGAATATTACTCTTCGCATAACTTACCTATAAGAGTAAATCTAACACCTCTAGTGTCATCTATTTCTTCTTCGTGTAATACAGAAGCATTAGATGGTAGCTGGCTTTTAAATTGTTCTATAGTATGAACACAATTAATATGGGTAGGTATGTCAAACATATCGTTTGATTGAAAAGCAAAGTGGCTAGGTGAAACTCTACCCCACCAAGGGTTAGCATATTTAGGCCAAGGGCCCCATTCTTTCATAGGTAGCATATGCTCACATGAAGTATTAATAAAAAGATCTGTATCTAAGTATTGATCTTTAAACTCTTCAAATATATCCGAAACGAAATACTCTATATTAGTTAGGTGGTTAAACAGTCTGTTTTTAGCTATATCTATAACTTTACTGTCCATATCAACTAAGATTATCTTTTTAACATCTTTATAAAAAGCTGGTATTAATATACTACCATACCAAGATCCAAAAATAACAATCTTAGATTCTTTAGTTAATATGTTTAATTTTTTTATACTATCTACTAGAGCAAGCTTAGCATTAAATTGATTATTACTGAACGAATCGAACAGTGTTTCTTGTTCTGTTGGATAATCTTTAGTGACTGTTAGAACTTTATATAAAAATTCAAAATCTACATTATCATTATGTAAACTTAAAATATTTTTTAACAGTCCTAAATCTTCTCTATCAATCATTTTTATTTCTTCCTTCTTCTAACATATTACGGAAGATATTAATTCCAATACTTTTCATAACCCTCATAGCCTTTATTATCTAAAACTGTCCACTTAGTAGGTTTATTCCATCCGTTAAAAATACAAACGGTGTGTAAATCACTATAGAAAAAACCTTTAAAGTCCTGACCATCTATGTAATAATTATATTCATCTATACCGTATTTTCTAGAATAAACTTCTTTAGAAGGTAACCAATCTATCTTATCATAATGATTAAAGTAAAGATAAGAATCTACACCTTTATATTTTAACATATAATAATTATTATCGCAATAAAAATCCCACCAAATATTAAATAAATCTCCTTTCCATATCATAATAGAAGAATTTAAACTCATATCATAATTAGGAGGTTCAGGTTTCATATTTCTTTTATGAGGCTTCCATACACAATCTATTGTTGTAATAATATCTTTCTTAGCATAAAATACGAAGTGATCAAAGTTGTTTTGTATTACTACATCTAAATCAAAATAAATTGTAGGAATATTAGTAGGATGTTTAAACAGAATTAACTTCCACCACCATTTGTCTAAATCGTACCCCTGTAAAGGTTCTGTAATTATTTCTCTGTTTAATTCATTAGCATTATCCGTGTAGCATATAAAATTAAAATTTAAAGTTAAATTTTTTCTAACCATATCAAATAATCTATTAACATGATAACTATTAAATTTATCACCCCATTTTACACATACAATATTAATCATTTTGCAAGCACCTTATTATTAATAACTAATATATCTAAAGATGTGTTGTTAAAAGTATTGATAGCTTCTTCTGGTGTTTCTACTATAGGTTCTTGACAATTAAAACTAGTATTAAGCAACATAGCTATGTTTGTTACTTTAGCAAATTCTTTTATTAGATTATAATATTTTTCGTTTTGTTTTTTATTAACTGTTTGTATACGGGCAGTATTGTCTATATGAGTCACTCCAGGTATTAGTTTAGACTTTACTGGTACAATACGTGACATGTAAGGACTTGGTTGATTAGTATCAAAATACTCTTTATAGTTTTCTTCTAATACGGAAGGAGCAAAAGGTCTAAAATCTTCTCTTTTCTTAATTGTACTATTAATAATATCTTTAATATTAGGATTTCTTGGATCAGCTAGTATGCTTCTATTACCTAAAGCTCTATTACCACTTTCTGATTTACCTTGAAACCACCCAACTATTTTTCCTTCTGATATTGACTTTGCAATAAAAGATAAATCTAGATCATTACCTTCATAAAGATATTCTTTACCACTGTAAACATTAGGTATATGAACATTGTTATTTAAAGTATAATCAGCATGCATGTATGTACCTAAAGATTGACCTTCATCTCCTACTGCAGGAGGTACGTGTACGTTTTTATAAACTTTAGTAAACTCTTCATTCATATAACCATTATAAGCAACACCACCTGCAATGCATATATTGTCACTTGTTTTAAGAGGATGTATATGTCTTTCTATAAGTTCTAGAGTATGTTGTTGTAATGTAAATGCTATATCTTCTTTTTTGGAGTTGCTAATAAATTGATATTGCATATTCTCTAATGCTAAATGAACTGCTATATTGTATTCCCCGTAAGCAGATAAACCCATAAGCTTACCAGCACCAAGGTCGCTAAAACCTAAAAGCTTAGAAAAATAATTCCACTGTAAACCTATTTTAATTTTATCAGATAAATCTGTAATGTTACCTTTTGAATCAATAAAAATACAATTGTAGTTTAAACCTCTACCATCAATAGCAAGTATATCTGATTCTGTAAAACCCGAACTTAAAAAAGCATAAGCTGCGTGAGATTGATGATGATCAATATAATATGTATTACCCTCTAACCAATAGTCCCATAAATGTTTTGGTTTAAAAGACAATGCTTTGTGATTAAAATTAGACTGTTCAATACCACCAACAGTAGTAGTGAATAAAAACATATCATAGTCTTCTGGCTTAAAATATTTGTCGTAAAATAATTTTGTCTGACCAAAACTATGTTTAATTCTATTATGTCTTTCTAATTGATTATGAAAAGTTCCATCATAAGTATTGTGGTCATGAGGACCTAGAGCTACACTAAACATTACCTGCTGCTAACACTTTCAATATATGATCTTGAGATCTTCTTTCTATATGTTCTGTACATTTTTTACAATACTCTTCGAACTCAAATAGTTCAAAATTCATCATCTTATCTATGTTTTCTTTTGTTACATCAAAGGTACGAGAACCGTTAATAACTTTTTTACTACAATGCCTAATTTTTTTAAGTTCAAAATCTACTACAGGTACTTTAGGAAATGCAGCGCAAATTCTTCTATCGAATTCAGGAGCTTGATCAATAAAATTATAATCAGGGGCTCTAGAATTAAATTGTTTGAATTGAGTGTTCTTATGATCTAATATAGACAAATCATATTTTTCTCTATACTTATAATAATTGGGTGTCATAATTATTACATTATAATTGTTGTTGTTATTCTCTTCAAAGAATTCAAAATTACCTAGTTTTTCTATTTTATCTTCATAAAAATCTAACACCAAATGTTCTTGGTAAATAATATTAGGGTCTTCTAAGATATGCGGATATCTTTTTCTAGCAAATGAATTAGATAATACAGAAGGAAATAAATTTTTATGTTTTTTTATTTCATCTAACACTTCATCTAAGTTTTTAATTAAACCAGGTTCGCCTCCTAGCAGTTGTATTCTAGCTTTGTAAGGTGACAAGTACTCTAAAGTTCTGCTTGTAAATTCCATATCAACATCTAAATTACGCATTTCTAATGTCCAAGCAGTGCAATAATGACAAGACTTATTACATGATTTAGATAGATAAAAATCTATACCCAGATAACCTTCTTCATTTAATTGTTTAATAGATTTCATTTTACCGTCTTTGTTTATGTTTTATCTCACCCGTATCAGGATCTATTATAGAGAAAGTCTGTACTTGTTTATCTTCTTTGTCTTTAATACAAGTATGCCAACAAACTAAAGGTCCTATGTTGTTAGATAGGTTTGTATAAAACTGTTTCCACTCTTTAGTATCTAAGATATTTTGAATATTGTCGTGATCAGATATTTTACTTACAGACAACAAGTCCTTAAATAATGGATCTTCTAAATTAGTTGGTTCATCACATCTACAACAAGGAATTAATTCACCTCTGTTGGTAACTGCATAACCTATAGAATCTTTAAAACATAAAGGATCTAACTCTTTCATTATACCACTCTTTTTGGTTTGAGAGGACTACTACCCGGGCCCCATCTTGCAGAATTAATTAATTTAAAATCTACTTTAATATCTCTAGCTATTTGAATAGCATTATCAATATAGTCTTCATTATACTTAAAAATAATAAATTGCCATATAGGCTTATAATCTAAATATTTTCTTGACTCTAGCATCATATTAAAAAGTTTTTCACCATCTTGATTTACTCTATATAAATGGCTTTGAAAAGGTAGTCCGTCTATACCAAAAATCCATTTAGCTTTTGAATAAGTTTTAAACGCTTTTTCATAAAATGTTTCTGGTTTAAAAGAACTAGCTGTATTAACTTCAGTTAGAATATTTTTTTCTTTACAAATATTAAGAATGTCTAAAAACTTAGGGTGATGAATAGGATCTGAATATTGACCTACAAAAGCAATTTTTTTAAAATGGTTTGACAATTTATCAAAATCTTCTAAAGAAATATCTTTACCTGGAACATTTAAACCTTTATATGTAAAATGTCTTTGTCTACCACACAAAGAACATTCTAAAGGACATCTATGAGATAAATCTACATTTAATGCTTGTTTTGGTCTCTTCCAAAAACTATCCATGAAAATTTACCACTCTTTCAAAATCAGGTTTAACATCCCATTCTTTATGTTCTTCACTCATTTCATCTCTTCTGTAAATTTCTCCTACACCTATTGGCATAATTAAACACGGCTCTTTTTTAATAAAAGGTAACTTTTTCCATTGCTCAGATTTTCTATCAAATGAAATTATGTAGCTAGAATCTATACCATTTTCTAAGCAAAGAGCGCTTACAGCTCTAGCAAATAAACCCACTTCAACATGAATAGTAGGAAGATAATCATCTAAGTTGTCTTCATACATAGCCCATGCATCCATGTAACAACCCCCTCTGTGTAAATGTAGTTGCCAAAGACTTGGTTTATACTCAACTCTAGAAGTAAAAACTATGACATATTCAGCATTAAGAATACTAGTTTTACATGGATTTACTTCCCATTGATTTTCATTATTGTTTCTAGAATTAGAAATAAATTCTTGTTCAGAAGCTGTACTGTAAACAATTTTTTTAAATTCTGGCTCTTCAGGGCCTATAACATGTACACTGTAAGGCATGAAACTATTTTTAGAAGGTGTAGTTTTCCAAGCTTGCCATAAAATATTTTTTAATACTTCTCTGTCTATGTTTAACCCTGGTTTAAATTTGTGTACAAATTTCCATTTATCTAAAGTGTCAAAAATCATTTTTTATCTCTAACTTAAAAGCATAATTGTATTAGATATTTTTTCTATCTCTTCTTGTCTTAACCATGGGTGTATAGGTAGAGATAAGATTGTTCTACTTACTTTTTTAGCGTTTGTACAACCTACATTTTTGTACAAATTATTTTCTGATAAAGCTTTATCATAATGAATGCTTGCGTTAAGTTTTTCTTTAATTAAACCTCTTACACATTCTTCTTCAAACCTAACCACATATTTGTGATAATTATGATTGAGACCGTTTGTAGCTATTTGAATATGAACAGGTAAGTCCACAAAATTATCATTATAAAATCTAGCTATATCTTGTCTTCTTAATTGCCATTCTTTAAGTTTATCTAATCTAAAATCTATAACTGCAGCATTAAAATAAAACATTTTTGAATTATAACCTAACATTTCAAAATCTTTATCTTTACCATGTCTTCTTATTTTTTTAATATAGTTAGCAATATTTTCATTATCTGTCAGAACAATACCACCACCTGATACACCAGCAATAACTTTATTATTATTAAAGCTAAAAGAACTAATATCACCTATTGACCCTGCTGAAATACCATTTAAACTAGACCCTAATGATTGAGCTGCATCTTCTATAAAAATTATATTATTATCTTTACAGTATTCTAATATGTGACTAACATCAACCATGTTACCAAATAGATGTGTGTAAATAATAGCTTTAGTTTTACTAGTAGTTTTCTTTTTAATTTCTTCAAATGAAATATGATATGAATGTAAATCTATATCACAAAATACAGGAGTAGCACCTGTCATACTAATACAGGATGCTGAAGATATCCAAGAAAAGTCACTTACTAAAACTTCATCATCAACGCCGATATTATAACTTTTAAGAGAAAAATATAAAGCATCGGTAGCACTGTTAACAGCTATTCCATATTTTCTGTTTACTAATTTTGCAATTCTCTTTTCTAAAAACTCTACATTTTTTTCATTATCTTCTTGCATTATTTTATCAAACAATGTATAGTAATATTCTTTGTTTTCTAAATACTCTCTATCCCATCCATTATATTGCATTTAAAATTGGCTCCACATTTGGTTTAGAAATATCTCTTTTCATATAGACTTCAGCTCCTATATTTGTATTTTCAAAAATTATTTCTTTTTTAAAATATTTACATTCTTGTATTAATCTAGGAGCAGGGTCTATAATTTTTTTTGTGTAAACGTAAAATTCAAACATACCCATTAGGTTGTCTATAGGTACTATTATATTGTTGTATCTTGTATCTATATTACCTATATCATAGATCATAATACCATGGTTTTTATATTTGCTTATTACTGACCTTGCTGCTTTATAGTAATCTTTATTTGTACCATTTAACAGATACTTAAAAGACAAGTTTCTTTCAATCGGTTTAAAAATATCAAACCAAATTTTCTTTTCAAAATGCGCACCTTTGCCAAGAGGGTAAATATCGTAATCGCATAAGTCTATAACCTCTTCTGGACAAAAATAACTAAGAGCGTTTAAATATTCTACTGTGTGATTTTCAGAATAAACTGCAATAATTTTATTCTTAAAAAGTATATGAAGTGTTAACAATTGATCCATTGTGTAAGATTCTCTATCTAAAAATGGCAGAGTAATCATACTGCGACCTAAAACTAATGTAGTAAATTGGCTTTCAAAATCGTTAAAAATAACATTATGAAAAGTACCATACTTGTTAGTAATAGCATTAAAATAATCTTCTTTATTAAATCTAGGGTGTGTTACTATAATAAGATCAGTATGAACACCAATAGAATTTAGATAACAACAATACTCATAACTATAATAAAGTAAACCATCACAAGGTTTACTTGTGCACACTATGTTAATCATTTAATTTCTATTATTTTTATACCTTTTGGTTGAAAAGAATTTACAGCAGCTTTAGACATATCAGGAATAATGTGAGTTACACCATAAGGGTCTACTGCTTTATCTGTAGTTCTAATATCAATTATCTTAGCTTTGCGCATTGGGTGACCTGTTCTAGGATGATGAGTTTGATCACCTAATGTAATTTTACTACCATTAGATGCTCCAATCATAATTTCTGTTTCATCTTGTTCCCATCTTGGTCTACCTTCTTGTGGAAAACCTACACCCAATCCATATGTAATTTTTTTAGTACCATTTTTAATTTCGTCCATAATACCTAATCGTTTGCCCCAAAAATCATTACCGTTAATATCATTATGATTTTTGTTACAGCCTGTAGCTAGTCCCATTTTAGCTGCAGCTCTCATAGTTAACCCTATAGAAATACCTATGCTTACATAACCATTAAGCCATCTTTCATGATGACCGTTCTTTTTTATTGTACCGTCAGCATTACAATTTCTCTCTGTTTCAGGATATTTAGCAACCCATATAATATAAAGACTAGCATTTGATTGTGCATTACGCCAATTAGATGGTGGGTCTCTTCTGTTAGTATTACCCCATGTATATCTTGATAACTCTTGAATTACTTCTCTATCAGCTGTGTAATAAAGGTCATAATTACCTTCGTGTTGTTTTGAAGGTGATTGCTCTGCTGTCCATAGTAACTCATTAATCATTTCTTGAAAAGTATCTACAGATGAATCCCATTTAGAGTAATCCCAATTTCTTTGACACTTTTGAATTTTGTACATGATTTCTCTCTCTTGAGTCCAATCATAAAACATATTCATTATTTTTGTACGTCTATCATCTTCCATTACACATTACTCCTTATAAATATTTATAAGGAAAGCTTATAATTTTTTATATAATGAAACAGTGGCAAATTGATATAAATCCAAAATGTGCAAATGGAGATCAACTCTACATTACTTCTAAAGGTATAGTTAGACCTTGTGTGTGGATAAACGA